TATCAAACGCTGGCAGGAGTTCACAGGCAAGACCGCCTACCATGAGGTAACTGGCGAAGCATTTGCAGAGGTAATCAATGGCTAAGATAGGCAACCAAGGCGATGGTGGTGGACGTCCACCAGTAGTGTTTGATGCCGCGCAAACCGCACAAGTGGAGGCGCTTGCCGCTGTACTATCCAAAGGGCAAATGGCTGATTATTTCAACATAAGCGAAACAACCTTGCGTGAGGTAGAAAATCGACAGCCTGAAGTTTCTGAGGCATATAAAAGAGGCAAGGCTAAAGCAATTGGAAATGTAGCTAAAAACCTCATTCAGCAGGCTCAGAACGGTAACATCTCGGCGGCTATCTTTTACTTGAAAACGCAGGCGGGCTGGAAAGAAACTCAAACGGTTGAGCACGATGGTCAAATGGTGGTCAAATGGCAGAATTAGTCATTGACTACACGCCACGTAGCCAGCAAAGGCAGATTCACGATTTAGTAGATACCAAACGTTTTGCTGTTGTGGTTGCTCACAGGCGTATGGGTAAGACGGTGTCAGCCATCAATCATTTGATTAAGGCTGCCGTACTCAATGGAAAGGAAGCGCCAAGATACGCCTACATTGCTCCGACATACGGACAAGCAAAGCGGGTGGCATGGGACTATCTTGTAAAGTACGTTGAGCCTCTGGGTGGTACGGCTAACATATCTGAGTTAAGGGTGGATTTCTGGGGTAGACGTATCCAGCTATACGGCTCTGACAACCCTGATTCATTGCGTGGTCAATACTTTGATGGCGTTATCTTGGACGAGATTGGCGACCAGAACCCAGTTATTTGGACGGACATCATTCGCCCAGCACTGGCAGACCGCAAAGGTTGGTGTCTGTTCATTGGTACACCAAAGGGTCATAACCACTTTAAAGAGCTACGAGACAGGGCTTTGGTTGATGAGGATTGGGGCCTGCTGGAGTTCAAAGCCTCTGAGACTGGCGTGGTGGACGCACAAGAGTTGAGCGCCGCCAAAGCCGAGATGGGTGAGGATAAGTACCGCCAAGAGTTTGAGTGTTCCTTTGATGCCGCTGTGGAGGGTAGCTACTATGGTCAGATCATTAATAAGCTGGAAGACGATAACCACATCCAAGACATACCCAGAGACGATATTTGTCGTACTATCACTGCTTGGGACTTGGGTATGGGTGATTCGACTTCCATTTGGGTGGCTCAAATCGCTGGCTCGGAGATTCGCCTCATTGATTACTACGAGAACCACGGGGTAGGCTTAGACAATTACGTCAAGTGGCTCAGAGACAACGATTACCACAAGGCAGAGCATATCTTGCCCCATGACGTACAGGTTAGGGAACTAGGAACAGGCAAAAGCCGTTTGGAGGTACTTCAAGATGCAGGACTTGAGATTAGGGTTGCACCGCGTATGTCTGTCGATGATGGCATCCAAGCCGTGCGCCGATTGCTACCAAGATGCTGGTTCAATGTGCCAAAGGTGCAAATTGGACTCAATTGCCTACGCAACTACCGTAGAGTCTACGACGAAAAGCGTAAGATTTTCTTTGAGCGCCCACTACATGACTGGTCAAGCCACGGCTCTGATGCCTTTCGGTATCTCGCTATTGGCCTAGATGAAACAGCGTCAACGTGGGGTGAATCTATTAACAAACCAGCAAGGTGGGTCGTTTAATGTACTTAATGCCGCAAGGGAATACCGAGGCCAGATTGAAGCAAATGGAACAGCGTTTACAGGTTGTGGAAAATCTGTTAAATGACTTACAATTAAGCAACAAGCCAAAGCGGGGCAGACCGCCAAAGGAACAAGATGGACACGAATCAGCTAAAGGCGATTCTCGAAGCCGAGATTGATGACGCCATTGGTTTTATAGAAACCGAAACAGTATCAGACCGCAAGTATGCCTTGCAATCTTACCTACGTCAGCCTTACGGCAACGAGGTAGAGGGTAAGTCTTCTATTGTTACTGGCGAGGTCGCAGAGGCCATTGACGGCGCTTTACCTGCGCTGGTGCGTATCTTTACAGCCTCCGATGAGGTCGCTCAGTTTGACCCAGTAGCCGCTGGTGATGAGCCAACCGCCAAGCAAGCTACCGATTACTGCAACTACATCTTGTTGAAAGACAACGATGGCGTGATGATTTTCCACGACTGGTTCAAGGACGCGCTGTTGCAGAAGAACGGCATTGTCAAGGCTTACTGGGAAGACAAGGAAGACGTTACCAAGGAATCCTACGAGGGCTTGAGTGACGATGAGTTGGCGATGCTAATGAGCGACAAGGAAGTCGAAGTAGTAGAGCAAGATAGCCAAGAGTTTCCCGTCTTAGACCAGATGGGTATGCCTGCGGTTGGCCCAGATGGTATGCCAATGATGTACGGCATACATAACATCACGGTCAAGAAGAAGATGAAGTCTGGTCGAGTGCAGATTGAGAATGTGCCGCCAGAGGAGTTCATTATCAGCAAGAAGGCGCGCAATATGGCAGACGCGCCATTTGTTGCACACCGACGCATTATCAGCCGTGGTGACTTGATTGCTATGGGCTTTGACAAGGATGTGGTTGAGGGCTTGCCTATTGGCGACACGTTGACCTACAACCCAGAGCGCGTTATCCGATACGAGCAAAGCGAACAGCCAGAAGATAGCCAAAGCCTTGACCCTGCAATGCAGGACATTGAGGTCTACGAGTGCTACATCCGGGCTGACATGGATGATGACGGAATCGCTGAGTTGCGCCAAGTCTTTTACGCAGGCAACGAAATCCTGAGTGAAGAAGAAACGGACTATGTGCCGTTCTACTCCATTTGCCCGATTCCAATCCCTCACAAGTTCTTTGGGCAGTCATTTGCTGACCGCACCACAGACATTCAGTTGATTAAGACAACCATCCTGCGTCAGATGCTGGATAACCTGTATTTGACCAACAACGCCCGAGTGGTGGCGGTTGAAGGCCAAGTCAACCTTGATGACCTATTGACCAGTACGGCAGGCGGCGTCATCCGTGCCAAGTCACAGGGCGCTGTACAGCAGTTGAATGTGCAGTCTATTGCGACCCAATCATTCCCGATGCTGGAGTACCTAGACCAGACAGCGGCAAAGCGCACAGGCGTTTCTGATGCGTCTCAGGGCTTAGACCCAGCCATCCTGCAAAACGTTACTGCGGCGGCTGTCGCTTCCATGCAACAAGCTGGTGCTGGCAAGATTGAGATGGTTGCGCGTATCTTTGCTGAAACGGGTGTTAAGGACTTGTTCAAGGGCATCATGCACTTGGTTACTAAGTACCAGAACAAAGACCGCATCATTCGCCTACGCAATGAGTACATCCCAATTGACCCACGGACATGGGCGACCGAGTACGATATATCTGTGAACGTGGGATTAGGCGCTGGCAACCGTCAAGAGCAAATGGCGATGCTGAGTATGATTGTGCAGAAGCAAGAACAGTTGCTTGGTGCGTTTGGAATGGCTAACCCTTACGTCAGCCCTGCCCAGTACCGCAACACGCTTGGTCGCATGGTTGAGGCGGCAGGCTTTAAGGACTCTGCTGAGTTCTATAAGGCCATACCTCCAGAGTTAGATCAGCAATTGCAGAACCCTCCTCCACAGCAACAGCAGGCCGACCCAATGGCTCAGGCGGCTATGGCTAAGATGCAGGCTGATATTCAGGCATCACAAGCTAAAGCGCAGGCTGACCTGCAAACCCAGCAGGCCAAGGCACAGGCTGACATTCAGTTGGCGCGAGAAAAGGCGGCGGCTGACCTGCAACTCCAGCGTGAGAAGTTTGCGGCTGAAATGGAGTTTGAGCGTCAGAAACTGGCGGCTGAATTGCAGATGAAACAGCAAGAGTTCAACGCAGAGGTGCAGATCAAGGCTTCTAAGGTCGCCGCTGGCATTACCTCTAACGTGGAGATTCCGGGCTAATACTATGGCAGACAACTTTGCATCATATTTCCCTGTAACTGTCACAGGCGGCACTACCAACCCGATGGTGGGCGCTGATGCGGTGCAAGGTCAGAACCCACAGGCATTAGGGTTAGACCCTATATTAGCGGCAATCCAAAGCCAATATACTCCACAGACATTCACACAATCAGGAGGTAGTTATGGCGCTCAACGATTTATTGACGGTTCTTCTAATGTTGTCGGACTTAATCCCGTAACTGGCGGGAATGTACAGCAACCTTGGTTTGAGCAAGGCGAGTTTAACTTAGCCGATTACCAGAACAATCTGCCCAGCAATGTTGCCGAAAGGGTCGCTACGGGTGATTTATACGGCGGTGATAGTTATAGCCCAGTTGCTAATGTTAGTAATGAGGCATGGGCAAGCGACCCTTATGCAAGCCTGTTTAGCCCAATGTCCGGTGTTGCAAGAGGTCTTGTTAATATGATGGTTCCCGGCGCTGGCTTGATTGTTGGCGCTGGTCAGGGTTATCAAAATGCGCTTGCCGCCAATGCGATGCAATCAGCAATGGAGCAATGGGGAGGCGAACCAAACGTAGCCTCAGACCCGTTTATGTCTTCTGTTTTGGGGGCTTTCGGTCAAACTACACAAGGCATTGAAAACGCTCAAGCATTTGCAAGTAACTTTGATGACTCTAGCGCAATGCAGGGTTACATGGCGGCGGCTTCAGACCCGACCATCCAAAGCATTACTGATGCAATTATGACAACCCAATTGGGTCAGACTAATAACGCATACACAACCAACGAATATGGCATGACGGCGGCGGCTGTTAATGCGGCAATTCAAGCCAACCTGAGTGCAGGTATGTCTAAGGCCAATGCAATCCAGTCGGTTGCATTAAATATGGACGTTCCAGCCGAGTACGCAACTACTTTGGCGTCTGAGGCATTGGCGGCAGAGCAGGCTGACAATACGGCATCCAACACTACTCAAGCAGAAGTGGCGGCATCACAGGCACTTGCATCTGTTGAGGCGGCTGGTGGCTCTGTTAGCCAAGCGCAGGCTGAAACCATTGCGAGCAATACACTTGACCCTATTGCCGCTATGAACGCAATCCAAGGGTGGACTGGCTCAACTACATCGACGAGTAGCGGTTCTTCTGGAGCGCCAGTAGCTGATGCTAGTGGTTCATCATACGGCGGCATTGTTACAGATGGTTCTGGCAGGGCTGTCACCACATCAGATGGCAGTGCAGTTAGCTACGGCGATGGCGGCGTTAACGCTGGAGATGGCGGTAAAGGTTCTGGTGAAGTTGGTTACGACGCTGGGGACATGGGTCACGGCGGCGGCGAAGGTGGTGGCGGAGATAAAATCATCTGCACCGCGATGAATCAAGCCTACGGTTTTGGCTCATTCCGCAATGCAATCTGGATTAAGTACGCTGACAAGCACCTTACAAAAGCGCATGAAGTTGGCTACCACACGCTTTTCTTACCATTGGTTGATTACGGGTTTAAGCGCGGTGACGGCAAGGCAAATATGATCGTTCGTAAGGTTCTGGAGTGGGGCACGCGCCACCGTTCAATGGATTTGAGGGCTGAGATGCGTAACAAGAAGCGCGACACCACTGGCAGGGTTATCCGTATGGTGTTTGAGCCGTTATGCTACGTTGTTGGCAAGATTAAAGGATATTGATGCTAAAAAGCGAACGCGCTCAATTACTGTTAGAAGACGAATTCTTCACAGAAGTCATCAATGATTTGAAAAACTCAAAGATTAGTGACATAATAAGCACTAATGAGGGCGATGTAGAGGCAAGGGAACGTGCTTACACCGTCATCA